GCTCTAGCACAATTAAGATAATCTCTTGTCATTGGACGTCTATTTTTTTCTTGTCTGCCACCGAAAAGAATTACAGGTTCCCAAGCACACTGAACTGTAACATTCCACCAAATTTGATGAATAGTTTTAGTCCAAGCACAAACTCTTGCACCTTTAGGTATAATTGAACAGTAAAATGGCAAAGTCGGAGCATGTAGGCTAACAGCCCAGCCATCTGGGAATTCATCCATTAGTCGTGCAATTAATTCGACGTGTTTTTCTTTCTTGTCATATTCAGCCGCTTCTGGATGCAAATCACCATAAAAGCGTTTTGCTAATCCTAAGTACGGCGGATCTGCATAAGCAAATTTCATTTACCACCCCATCCAGTTCCCTTGAACACCAATCCAGGTGCTGAATACACACGTGCCATATCTAGCCCACATTTAGGACAATTCATGCCGCCATCATCCTCTTTGTATGTCCTGTGCACACTTCCATAAGTACCACACTCATTACAGTTGTATTCATACGTTGGCATCATATTCTCCAATCAATAGGCAAGTGTGGCAAGGCAGTGTGTCAAACTGCCAAGCCCCACAGCTATTACATCTACTAACCTTGCTGTCTTTAAGTGCATCTTTCTGCTCAGCTATATTCTTGACACCAACACACCCACATTCCATGCACTGGTATAATTTGTAGCCTTCTGGCATATCTGTCTGGTCAAGCCATAAAAACTCAGTATCACGCTTGCACCCATTACATTTGAATTTAGTCACGAGCTATCAATTCGTGGCATCGAAAGCATGTGCCATCTTTGAACACCCTGTCATCGCCACACATTTCGCATGTGATAACAGATTTAACTAGATGCACACCACTATCATCTATTTCGACAGTAATTCCACTGCCGTTGATAAATGCGATGTATCCCATGATTACTCCTTATCCTTGAAATACCAAGCGCCTGTGCTGGTTTGAGATGCCCATTTAGCATGTTCTTTGATATTACCCAGGCATACGTAGCCATAAAACGGCTTCTTGGTTGTTTTGCTAACACCTGTGCGTAGGGTCATGCCCTGACTACAGCAATCTACTGGTGGCTTAGGTGTATCTGGCACAGCTGCAACCCAATCAGTAGTTGTCCACTGCACTGGATCATCTAGCTTGTTTTCTACTGTAAAGGTTTCTGACTTGCTATTTACCGCAGCCATCTCTTCTCTACTAGGTCGCTTTCCTTTAGCTGAGAAACCTGCGTTCGCAAGCGCTCGACCAATCGCACTTGTTTCCGCATTAGGTAAAGCGAAATTTGCATTAACGCCCCTATCAGAAATAGTTTCAAGCGCAAGCCCAGTAGAGCACGGCTTGGAATCTGCCTCTGTTTTGAATAACTTGCAAAGTACAATGAATCGAGTGTTTGAGGCCTCGATAATCTCTGTTTCCAATCTTCCATCTGGGAACTCCTTCCACCACTTATGTAGTCTTTCATCAACTGGTTCATATAAACTTAAATCGAAAGCCATTACTCCTGCCAATCTAGTGCGCTGTCTTGCATCGCCTCATGGCATGTTTTGGCAATAGCAATATACGCAACTGCGTCTTTGTAATGATCCGAAATTTCTGGGGATTCAACACTGCGGCTGATCTTAACGAGTGACATGGCCATAGCCACTTGATTTGCTGTGATCGGAAAATGAAAATAAGCAGACCATAATTCGGCAATACGACTATGTTGAGTGTAAGGGTGTCCGTACTGTGAACCCCTTGCGTGTATAAGCTCTGTTGCATCTGCAAATAGTTTTTCAGTTGTTGTGGACATCGTTATCGACCATCCTTCTATGCATATCCCAGCCATCTTTACGGCCTCGCCAGTAATGAATAGTTTTGACGTTTTCGATATATGTGCCAATAGCCCAGGTAAGTAATAACCCTACGACTACTCCCCACATAATTAGATACCCAAAGTCTTTCAGCTCTGTGTACATGTAGCCCTACTTTCTATGCTCACGCTTTGTGGCATGGAAATAGTGTGACACCTGTGTATGACTTTGTGGATGATTTATAGCCTATATTTGATAACGATTTGATAACGTTATTAGCTGTAATGCCTGCCAAGCGCTGTGAAAGAGCCATCTTTGTTTACAGGTACGAGGGTAGGGGTTAGATTCTTACCTGTGGCTTCGAGTATAGCAAAGCCCATCTGCCAATTAGCGCTTCCATAGCGGATGTAAGAGGCTTTTCTACGATCCATAAGGTTTCCTACCTCAACACCATATAAGGGCCTGTAATGGCTTCCTATGGCCTCTGAATAGGCACTCATGCCCAGCCTGTGGCTATGCCCCGCAATTACGGATTTGCCATACTTTTTGGCTAAATTTAATGAAGTAATGCCCGCATGCTGGCTCATACTACCTTCGTCACCATGACAAAGAACCCAGCCAGGATGGAATTCATAAGCTGTCTTATGGTAGGTCATGCCCATCTCAGCAAAGCCCATAAACTTAGGGTATTGCAGCTCTGGCAAACTGATTAAGCCAGGTGTTTTTAGTAAAGTGCTATAAAGGCGATCACTATGATTACTGCGGATAATATGCATTTCTCGGCTGTACTCTCCGAGATCCCACAGTATTTGTTTACACTCTTCACGATCTTGGTGGATAGTTTGCTGATAAGCCAAAGGTGTTTTCTCAGCCCATCGACTAATGGTTTGAAAATCGATCTCATCACCAACACATAAAACCTCGTCAAACTTTTCACGTCTTGCCAACTTAATGACATTTTTAACCGCCTGCTCATGATGGTATGGTACTTGTAAATCGCTGATTACTAGCCAACGCTTAATCGTCTTCCTCATAATCATCTAAGGGATCTTTAATAGGATCTGTAGTATCAACTATCCAGTCTGGGTAGCTTGTCCGATCCATGGCAAAGGCTAGAGCTGTAGATTCATCCATGCCATTCTTACGGCAGGCTTTGTAAACCTCATTAGCTGCAATAGCCCAATAATCCAACTTAGTTAATACAGGTTCTTTAGTAGTCCTGCGCTTACGCACCATCTTCTTTTTTGGTTTGCGTTTAGTTGCCATATTACTATTGTCGCTTATTCATAATAAGGAATAGATCATCGACACGCTGTTCTAATCTTGTTAGTTGATCCTTCATGCTAGATCCACCATTAGGTCGTAATTCGTTTAACCAACCTTTAACGAGAAAACGTAATCCGATTAGCCCGCCTGATAGCACGGCCATAACGCCAGCGCCAAAGCCAGCCCATTCTGTTGGACTCATTTTTCATTAGCACCGATGCCATAAGCTGTATCGGATTTGTCTAAAGCCCTAACTGCTGGACCAGCGAAAGCTGCAACTATTACAGCTAGTGCTGGATCTAAACCTAATTCATTACTTGCTAAAAATGTTAAGAAAGATACTAATACCCCACGTGCATAGGATTTTAGTATGGCTTTTTGCTTCTTGTTTATTTTCATATTTTGCCCCCTAGTAGTGGTATGTCGAACTCTCTGCCGTCTTTGTCGCCTAACTTTGTAAAGCTGATATGGATGTGCTTTGTGTGCTTATTAAAACCCTTGTACTTGCGCCACTTAAAATTAAGTATCCTGCTAGCAATCATGCCATTATGGATTACGTAAGATATACGCTTATCGGTTTTCGCACATTTTCTGATCTGGTCAGCCAGATATATTGAGATCCCTTCGGATGAATCCAGGCGAGAATCAACATCAATGGCTCTGACAACGAGCCCGCTCCGTTTGTCTGGATTATGATCCGATTTGCTGGCGGAATGACGAGCATCACCAATCCACCCATCACTGGTAGAGCGGCGATCTGGATACCAGGTATCAATCTGATCCCTTAACTGCACACCAGCTGCACAGAGCCAAGGCTTCATTAGCCTAGTATGGTTTTTAATTCATCGGCAGTTAAACCTAAGCGATCAAGAATTGCTTGCTTGGCTGTTGCTTTTGCTTGGGCTTCGGCTTCGCGAGCAACCTCTGCTGCTTTGTCTGCTTCATATTGAGCAAACTCATCATCATTCATTTCACGATCAATTACTTCATCAATCTCGGTGTTATGAATGCGAATTATTGGTCTGGTTGTTTTTGCCATATTATTTCACTCCGTAAATTTTGACAGTTCCAGTAGAAAAATTTCCACCAGTATTTAAGAATAAGATTGAAGTTATTGCTGCATTAGCATTAACAGATCCAGCCATAATTACAGGAGCATCACTACCACCGCTATCCAAAAATTGTCCATAAACACTAATTGGCTTATAGTTAGTGGCTTGAACATAATTGTTAATTGTTACTTGCCAAGTATTGTTCGCACTTGTTCTAGAATATGCACTATTTGAACCATTTAGATATTGTTGGGTTAGGTTATCATAAATGCCAGGTGGTGAAGCAGTTTGTCCAACTAAATAGAAACTATTATTATTACCGTTAATTTTCATATACAAATTACCATTAGCGGTTGCGTTTGTAACGCCATCAATAATTATTTGTAAATCAATATAATCTTGACTAATACCTGAAATAGTAGTTGAGGCACCTGATAAAGTAGTTGTGGATAATAAAGTCTTGCCACCACTTGAGGGCGCAGCGCCAGCACCTTTAACAAATATAGCGGCTGAGGTGCTAGTAAAATCTAAAAATCCGCTTTCGTATTGGGCTAAAGCTAAAGATGCGGATGAGTTAACTGTTGCAGTGCCAGCCGTAATAGTACAAACCCCAGCACCTAAATTAGTAATATGAACTGTATCGCCTGCTGCAAACAATCCTGTATTTACAGTTATTGTGGTTGCACCTGCGTTGCTCATAGAAATAGCAGTACCAGCATCTGCGGCTACTAATGTATAACTTGCAGTTTTAGCGGATGCTTCGCCGCCTAACATCGCAGTTTGCTGCAATGAAGTCATTTGAGCAGCTGTTAATACCTGCCCTGTCGTAAAGGTCTGTTTTGCCATTTTACTCCTTAGTAACTTAGGACATTATAGTCTAAAGTGCCATAAATGCTATTATTTAGGATAAATGCATCTATAACGGGCTCTAGTGTCGTAAACGTGGTTTTCCAACTATTCGGGGTTATTGCCATCCGTACCCCAAAAATCTGTAAAGTCTTCTCTAAAAGTGATCCACCAGGCTGAGTAGTCTTGACTGTAATAGGATCAAAAAAATCTAAATCTAGAGCTGCCAATATACCTGAGTTGTAATTATCGGTATATAAATCTAGGACTATGGCATCTACTCGGATAGAGGTTTCTTGCCTACTAGCCACATAAGCCTGGGCATAATCGAGAGCTACTGCATCTGACTGCATTAACAGATTATCTAAAAAGTAACTGTGCAAAAAGTACTTATCTATTGATGCTTGATTTAAGGCAACTTGTGGAGATCCACCAGCTCTAGTGATAGTGGCTTTATTAAATACCAATACATCGTTTAATATCCAGGTAGCATCAAAGTAATCTATGCCTGATCCATCATCTGCAAAGACTGTAGGTGTGCCACCAATAGATCCAGCAGTTACGCCTCGATCTTGAAATACAAAGTTATTATCTGCACTTACATAAATAGCGCCATATTCGGATTCTGTAACAGTTTGTAAAGCTTGAAGTGCTGTGCGGTTAGTGCCTGGATCTGCCTGTAATGTAGTAAGACCTGCATCTATATCACGCTGTGATATTGGCCAGTCAATTTCATCTAATATCTCATTGATACGAGTACCTGATAGATCGCCAGCCGTTGCACCAGTAACAGTGCTTATCTGTGCTAATTGGGCTAATCTAAAAGCATCTACAGCTTGTATAGTAGTAGTCGCTACATCTTCTGATTCTTGTGGGTAGGTAGTTACATAACTTGTAATGTATCCTGCAAATATAGGATAAGTAGTAGAACCATAGGTAGCAGTAATCTGCACTTTCTTCATAGGTGTTAATAAATTGTAATAAGGCCCTGATACGTTTTGTGGGTTAAAATCGCCATTTTGATCTACTATACGTAAAGTAAGCGATCCTGTTTGAAATTGATCGCTAAGAGCAGTACGGCCTCGATTAGTTTCAATTCTATTTACTTGATTAGATACATCTACGATTACAGCTGTTGCATCTCCTAATATATTTACATCTAGTTTGCCCTCATCTAAGATTAATGTTTGAGCAAAACTAGGGCCAGTACTAAAATTAATTATTGCATTTATTACAGGTACTGTCATTAGAACCCTTGTCCAGCAGGTACTGTGCTGTATCCATTACGAGTAGCAACCTGTATGCTTTCTGCTATAGCTTGGCTCATCCTATCGCCTGCCGCAGCTGTGTCTACAGTTATTCTAATTTCTGGTGATGATGATTGGCTCATCGCTGGCGTAAATCCTAATGCTAAACCTAATTGTTGAGCAGCATCACTATAACCAAAATAAGGGTTATTGATTGCTACATCTGCAAGGTTACCCATACGGCCACGACCACCAGTACCAGTAATAGTTCCCCCTGGGCCAATTTGATCTGGGCTAACTCCAAAGGATAATAATAAGTTTTTAGCAGCTTCACTTAATGCATAAAACTGAGTAGTTAATTCTTCTGTGGCTTTCTTGCCTTCCATCTCAGCCAATAACTTCTTTGCTAATGCTTCGTTATTATCTAGGATTGCTAACTGGGCTTTTAGACGTAATTTAGTTTCACCATCTGTGGCTTCGTTAAGTGCCTTAGTCAAGCCAATACGTTCAATATCAAACTTGTCTTTAAGCTGATCTACAGCAGTCTTAGCCTTTAATGTGGTTACTTCTTGCTTTTTTAACTTTAATAAATCCTGAGATGCTTTAATTTCTTGTCTTCTTTGTGCAGCTAAAATACGACCTTGTGCTGGAGTTTCTCTGGCAGGTGCAGTAGGGAATCTACCCTTACTGTTTTCCTGAGCCAACTTATTAAGCATGTTAAATATGTTTGTGCCAAATACAATATCGCCCAAAGTCTTAGCGCCAGGTATCGATTTAATCTCGCCAATTAATACGCCTAAACCTTCGATAGTTTTACCTGTGGACTTGCCCAGGTTTTCCATCTTTCTAGTAACTTCATCAATACTATTATCTTTACCTATTGCTTGTAATGCTAGTAATAAACCTTCACCAATTTCTTCTTTAGCATTTTCCGATGCAACTCTTAGTAAGTCCATCTGTCCAGCGTAAGTACTTAATCTAGCTTGCGCTTGGCCTGCAAACTTGCTATTAAGTTCGGCCATGATTGCATCCATGTCACCAGCCTTTAATAAGGCTTTATCTAAGCCAGCGCCTAATCTACTTAATCCTGTGGTGTTACCAGCGTAGGCACGTGATAAGGCTGCGGTTACTTGGCTTAATGATTTACCAGTAGCAGCTGATACATTCATAGCAGTATTTAGCGCTTCTTGGCTTGTGGTGATTGAGCCTGTTACTGTTAATAATTGCTGGAATGCTGGGCGTAATTCATCATCTAATACGCCTGTAGCCTTCTGTAAATTGGCTATGTATAACTCTACACCTGGTGCGCTAAATTGGTAGCCAGTATTTTTTAACTGTGTCTCTAAAGATTTGGCAGCCTTCTCATCGGCTATAAACGCTTTTACTGCTTCTTTGCTAAATCTAGTTAATGCTGTTACTGAAAATGCAGCTAAAAAAGTTCTTTGAAAAGATTTGACTTGCTTTTCAAATATACCAATTTCTTTCTTGCCTTTTTTAAGTCCTTTGTTATTAAAGGTACTGAGTGCGGAGACGACTATATTGGCCACTATGCGACCTTCTTATCTGTAGTCTTATTAAAGTGTGTAGCTGTGGCATTAATAGCCTTGACAATTACGCCATAAATATCACCACTATCTTGCGCCCATGCTTTGTAAATCAAACGGCCTTTAGTCTTGCGACCACCACCCCTAGCGCCTTTAACTTTAGGCTGAGATGTAAGGGTAGGTAGGTCAGTAACAAACTGATAGCCAGCGAATGGATTATTAGAACCATATGCAGAGGTAGATCGGCTTCTACTTTTTCTGCTACCTGATTGTTTAAATGCCATTGTGCCGCCACCTTCTGCAACAGATGTAAATGGCGCTCTGCCTTGTGGGTTTAATCTACCTGCGGTTTCATAGATACGACCAGCTGCGCTTATGTTATAGACATAACTTTCGACTGTATAGCCATTACTAAATCTGCGGTTTTGACCTTCTTTGTATCCAATACCACCACGGACAGTAGCTGAATCATATTTAGGGAATGGGCGATAATCTACAGTAGATGATATTGGTTTAGCCCAGCCAGACAATACATCGGAATTACTTACGACAAATCCTTTAGCCTTAGCTTCTACGCCTTTCATAACAGGCTCTACGGCTAATTTGACACGCCTATACATATCTTCATCAATAAATGTTAAGCCATTGATAACGTCTTTAACGCCTACGATTTCTACTGGCATCTCTGACCTTCCTGGCTCTATCATTCAAAACCTGAACTATTGCGTTAATCATTTCTGAATCCATGTTAATAAATTCACTTGGCGCTATCCCAGTTTCAACGCTTAATGCAGCGATGCTATAAACTAAAGAATCTGGGCGTGTTATTTTTTTTCTTCGTCTAATACCTCGACAGTTTCTAAGCTGTCAATAAATTCATCAAACGATAGAGATACTTGACCGCCAGCCCTGCGTAAACATTCCCAAGCCAGCCAGAATATATCTGACTGCTTCTCATCTTCACGCAAGGCCTTACTAATTCCCATGCCTCTTTTTAACTCGAAAGCGTACTCGACACCTGGTGTTATCTTGTGCTCAGATACATCACCATTAGCCCTTGTTATCTTTAGCTTTGCCATTACTACTCCTTAATTAGAACGCCACTGATGGCGATACTGTTACCACGGAGTTTACTGTAAATGTCATTGAAGAGGTTGCAATTTCAGCCACGCCACCCTGACCTAGTGGAGTTAGGTTATTTACCAATATTGAGAATTGGTAGGTTGGGTTTGCAGCTGATACGGCAGTACCTTTAACAGTAATTACTGATACTGATAGGGTTTTACCGAATGCATCGTTTAGTGTTTGCATAACTTCGCTTGCTGCCCAGTCATTGTTAAAGTCAATAGTAAATGTTGAGTTCTCTAATCCAGCCACGTACTTGTGGGATGCATCTCCCATGGCTGTAATTTCTAGCTCATCTACCACCTTGTTAATTACTGCGCTTGACACGTATGCGCTGATGTCAATAGATGGTGTTGTAGGCGCTGCGTTGGTAGCCAACTTAACGCCGACGTTATTATTTAAGTATATTGCCATTGTTACTCCTCGTCATTCTTGTTGGTAGCTGCTTTGCCTTTTGGTTCTTCTTTTATTTGGCCTGTCTTGATTAAGAAGGCTAAATCGTCTTCTCTGCTCATTTTAACTCCAGCTCGTTAGTATGGATACTGTTATTTCTGACGTTAATAAATCTCCACTTGCCGCACTTGTTATAGCTGGAGCGGAGACACTTGATATGTTAAGCACCAATGATGATGCTGCTAATTTAGTTACTACTGCTACTATAAAATCTTCCATGCCTTTTAGGTTGCCTTGATTATCTAAGGCTGGTACTGCCATTAAAATTCTAAAATTAGCCAGTGGTGCTAATGTAATGTGGTCGTTGTTTGTAGGCACGATATAAGGATCGCCAGGAGTAATTACCACGCTGTTAGCCAATAATGTAGCTGGTGGGTAACTAAATACTGACCAAACACCTGCGTTAGTTAAATCTGTTGCAAGTGTGCCACGGAGTGTAGTAATTGCGGCTGTCATTAGCCTACCAGTGATGCGGGTGCTGAATAAGGTTGGATGAGACCACGCACTCGGTTAATCAGCTGATAACCCATCCGATAAGGGCTGGCACTGATCCCATCCATGCCTACCCCACCAGTCTGGCTAACTTGTCTAGCTTGCCAGATGTCTACGGCTACGATCATGGCCGCTTGTCGTATTGCAGGGGTTGTCGCATAAGATGCTGTTTGAGTATCTGGCCCTAAAGCTCTGCCATAAGGTTTGATAAAATGAAATGCTTCGTCTGCATGATTTACTGAAAATTGTACGATTGAATAGCCTTGTGAGTTATTACTAAATGCTAAATTTGTTAAAAACGCTGTGCCGATAGATGTAGGCACTGTAGATCCTGGAAATGATCCAGTAATAGTATGTGATCCGTTGTATGGGCTACCGCATTGAGATACTGTAATTTGTTGGCCAGTTACAAATATGCCTGGGCTTGCTAAAGTTATTGTGGCTACATCATTAGATACAGATGCACCAATTACAGGTACATCATTAAACCAAAGCATTTTTTCTATTAGGTCTTGGGCTGCTTGACACACTTCTTCTACGTCATTATTAGAATACAAAGTGCCAATACCTAAATTAGTGCGCAATTCTTGTTGCGTTACATATGAACTTGGCATCTGTATTCCTCTCTTAAAAAAGCTCCCCTGGGGCTAGGGCTACTAAACCCCAGAGGATTATTACTTGGTTTAACCTATTAGGTTAGGTTGAAGCGACGGACTCCACCTTGTACTAATACACCAACGGCCATGTAGCCATATAGTGCTGTTTCGATTTCGCCTGATGTTGGGATGTTTGTGCTTAGGCGTAGGATAGGTGATTCGTAGATAGATACTGCAGATGGTACAACGATAAACGCTGACTCATCAATAACAGTAGATACAGCATTTGGATCTACGTATAGATCTAGACCTAAAACATTACCACGCAAACTGCGAGGCCCGACTTGACCTGCCGCATTCATGGGTTGCTGAGCAGTATAGATTGGTCTGTCAGTAGAATCTTTAGCTCCTATCAAAAGATTCCATTGACCTGTACCAGCGATGTAAGCAGTTGCCAACTCACCTGTTGCAAGGTAAGCAGCTGGTGCTTGCTCTGCTACGTAAGCAATAATTCCGTTAGATGTTGCAGCTTGTGGGTTAGCTTGTGCGCCACCTGCTGTTAGTGCTGCAATTACTGCTGCATCTGTTGCCTTATTGTAAGATCGGGTCATATTGTCGAGCATCGCCTGGAAAAAGTCGGGGCTGCTGCGCTCTAGGACCTCAAGTGAATAGCGCTGTAAACCCGCATATTTCTTAACTGTTAGATTTACATAACTGGACACAATTCCAGTTTCTGATGGTGCGCCTGCTTCTGCAGTTTCTGCCACTGTACCAGATGTAGTGATCTTTGGTACTGAAATAGTCATGCCTGCTGCTGGTAATGCACGTGTACCGATTGCATCAACAGCTGGACGTGATCCGATTAAGGTATCTACTACTGTTGGTACGAATTGTGTTGGATTGAATGCTGGGTTAGTTGTAAATGAATCATCTGCAGCTGTTAAGTACTTTGCTACATCTGCTTCTGCTTTTAATACCCATTGTGCAGACTCATGGCTACCCATTTGGGCTTTGATTGAGTGCTCTAAGAATTGAGCTTGTGTTTTAATTGGTGAGCGTGGCTCTGTATAGAAAGATGCACTAACTGTT